AACGTCATCTTTGCAAGTCCGTCCAAATCCAGGATTAGGAATCTCCAATCCATCGGCAGGGTATTAAGAAAAGGAAACGGAAAAGTAAAAGCAACTTTGTATGATATTGCCGATGATATCAGCACTAAGTCAAGAAAGAATTACACATTAAACCATTTAATTGAGAGGATCAAAGTTTATAACGAAGAGAATTTTAATTATGATATAGTAAATATACCGATTAAAAGTTAATGCAAGAAGAATTCCACGGAGTCATAAAATTAATAACAGGAGAAGAGATCTTTGCATTGGTATCTGTCGATGAAAATGATGGAGATCCTATTATTATGCTCCAAAGCCCAGTAATAATAAAGGTTTTTAATAATCCTACAGGTCAATATGTAAAAATAAAACCTTGGTTGGAAATCCCAGAAGAAGATATATTTTTAATTAAATATGATAAAATTGTGACTATGACTGAAATTAAAGATAAACAAATGATTGAGTTTTATAATAGATTCCTTAATGATAATGATTTAGATATAGAAATAGATGGAAGAGTGAATATAAATCAAAGTATGGGATTATTAACAACAGTTGAAGAAGCTAGACAACAACTAGAAAAAATTTATAATAGTACTAATAATCATAAAGAAATCTAAATCTATCTCTCCAACCCTCACAAAGGGTATTGTACAGATAAATTGCCACCTTGTCAAGTCGGGTAAATAATGTTATAATATAAACAATTATTAATAAGGATATATTAATGTTATGGCTAAGAAAAAATCAGAACATTATGTAAATAATAAAGAACTCTTAGCAGCGTTAATAGATTATCGTGCTGAAGTTGCTGTAGCAAAGGCAAAGGATTTACCTAAACCACGTATCAGTAATTATTTGGGTGAGTGTTTTTTAAAGATTGCTACACATCTTTCATATAAACCAAACTTTGTAAACTATATGTTTAGAGATGATATGATCTCTGATGGTATAGAGAATTGTGTACAGTATATTCATAACTTTGATCCTAATAAGTCAAAGAATCCATTTGCTTATTTTACTCAGATTATTCATTATGCTTTTCTAAGAAGAATTCAGAAAGAGAAGAAGCAACTTGAGATCAAGACGAAGATAATCGAGAAGACTGGATATGATGAAGTAATGGTAGTTGATGATGGAGCACTTGCAGGTAGTAGTTCTGATTATAATACTATTAAGGACAATATTCAGTATAAATCTGGTAATAGATGAAGTTAGCAATAATAACGGATCAGCATTTTGGTGCTAGGAAAGGATCCCAATTTGTACATGATTATTTTGAAGAGTTTTACAATAACGTCTTCTTTCCCTATCTCGAAGAACATCAAATTGATACTGTTATTGATATGGGTGATACCTTCGATAATAGAAGGAATATAGATCTTGCCTCTTTAGAATGGTCTAAGAGAGTATATTTTGATAAGTTAAAATCTTTAGGTGTTCATTTACATTCTATTGTAGGAAATCATACTGCATATTATAAGGATACTAATGATGTAAATTCAATTGATTTATTATTAACTGAGTATGATAATATATCTGTTTATTCTGAGGCATCTCAGATAAAGATAGATGGTTTAGATATTTTATTATTACCTTGGATAAATCAAGAAAATAAAGAATCTACTTTTGATATTGTTAAGAAGTCAAAAGCAAAGGTTGCTATGGGTCATTTAGAATTAAATGGATTTAGAGCACATACTACTCATGTTATGGAACATGGTATGGATATTGATCCTTTTGATAAATTTGATAAAGTATATTCTGGACACTATCATACAAGATCTGATAATGGAAAAATTTATTATCTAGGTAATCCTTATGAGATATATTGGAATGATGTAAATGATACTAGGGGTTTTCATATTTTTGATACAGAGACAAAAGAGCATAGTCCTGTAAATAATCCATATAAGTTATTTCATGTAATCTATTACAGGGATCACAATCATAAGTTATTTGATGCTAGAGAATTAAAGAACAAGATTGTAAAGGTTGTTGTTAGAGAAAAAACTAATCAGAAACAGTTTGAAAAATTTATAGATAAATTATATGCCTCTGGAGTACAAGATCTCAAAATTGTAGAAAATTATGTTTTACAAGAAAGTGAAGATTTTGAAGCTGAAGAAACTGAGAATACTATTAATTTATTGAGTAGGTATATTGATGAATCTGAATTTGAGTGTGATAAAAATATAATCAAAGGTATTATTCAACAACTCTATAGGGAGACTTGCGAGGTAGAATAATGTTTCTCCTTACATTAAAAGATCAACAAGCTGAAGGGGCATATGCTGTCCATAACAGTTATGGAGAAAAGGTTCTTTTTTTGTTTCAAAGTGAAGATGATGCTGAGAGATATGCTATGATGTTACAAGAACAAACTGAAGATAGTGAAATGGATATAGTAGAAATTGATGATCAGCTTGCCATTGCTACGTGTAAGCGGTATAATTATAAGTATGCTGTAGTTACCCCAAACGATATTGTTATTCCTCCTAAAAATGAATGATAACTTTTAAGAAGATTCGGTGGAAAAATTTTCTTTCCACTGGTGATCAGTTTTCGGAAATTGATTTTTTAATGAATGCGACCAATTTAATAGTTGGTACAAATGGTACTGGAAAGTCAACTGCTTTAGATGCTCTTACATTTAGTTTGTTTAATAAACCATTCCGTAAGATTAATAAAGGTCAGTTAGTTAATAGTACTAATGAGAAGGGTTGTTTGGTTGAAGTAGAATTTAATTTAAATGGTCGTGAATACTTAGTAAGAAGAGGAATCAAACCAAATGTATTTGATATCATAGTAAATGATGTGGCAATGCATAAGGAGGCAGATGATCGTGCCATGCAAAAGATCCTTGAGGAAGGTATTTTAAAATTAAATTATAAGTCATTTACTCAGATTGTAATACTTGGTAGTAGTGCCTTTGTTCCTTTCATGCAATTATCGGGATCTAATCGTAGAGAAGTTATTGAAGATCTTTTGGATATTCGTGTATTCTCGGCAATGAATGCTAAGATTAGAGAGAAGATGAAAATACAAAGAGATGAGATAAGAACTTTAGAGTTGAGTAAGGAGAATGTAAAGGATAAAGTTGAAATGCAAAATAACTTTATCAATGAATTGGAGAGTAGAGGTAAAGAGAGAATAGAAGAGAAGAATGGTAAAATAAATTTATTGGAAGGTGAAATACAAGAAACATCTGATGAGACAGAATGTCTTGTAAAGGATGTTGAGATGTTCAATAATGATTTGGAAAGTTTTTCTGGAGCAAATAAAAAGTTAAAGAAACTAAACACACTTAAGGGTCAAATTACTCAAAAAGTATCTACTATTACTAAAGAGCATAAGTTTTTCACAGATAATACGGTATGTCCTACTTGTAGTCAGAATATAGAGGAAGAGTTCCGTGTAAATAGAATTGCTGATGCTCAAACTAGAGCAAAGGAGTTGCAAACTGGTTACAGGGAACTGGAAGACGCAATTCAAAAAGAAGAGGAAAGAGAGCATCAGTTCACCAAATTATCAAAGGAGATTACTAAACTCAATAATGGCATTTCTAAAAACCATACTCGCATCTCTGGATGTCTCAGACAGATCAGAGATTTGGAATCGGAAATTCAGAAACTTACCGATCAACATGCAAATAGAAATACTGAACAGGAAAAATTAGAAGAGTTTAAAGAAAATCTCCAACAAGTATTCAAAAAATTAGCAGATAAGAAAGAAGAGATCATGTATCATGATTTTGCATATTCTTTGCTAAAGGATGATGGAGTAAAGACAAAAATTATAAAGAAGTATATGCCTTTGATTAATCAACAGGTAAACCGTTATCTTCAGTTAATGGACTTCTATATCAACTTTAAATTGGATGAGGAATTTAATGAAACTATTGAATCTCCTATTCATGAGAAGTTTTCTTATGCTTCTTTTTCTGAAGGTGAGAAGATGAGAATTGACTTGGCACTTCTGTTCACATGGAGAGAAGTTGCTAGAGTTAAGAATTCTGTAAATACTAATCTATTAATTATGGATGAGGTATTTGATAGTTCACTTGATACTTTAGGTACTGATGAATTTCTCAAAATTATTAGATTTGTAATTAAGGATGCGAATGTATTTGTAATATCTCACAAAACAGAACTTCATGACAAATTTGATAGTGTGATTAAATTTGAGAAAGTTAGAGGGTTTTCTCGTATATCAACTTGATAAATATTTAAAAAGTATTACAATGGCTTGGCACATTAAAAAAACAAGTATGATCGGTGGAGACACTTATTATAGAGGTGATAATAGATGGTCTCAAACTTTTGCTGATAGGAAAACCTACACCTCACAAGCAAAAGCAAAGGCTGATACACCTTATATTTGGACAAAGAAAACTGATTCTAATTGGGATGTAACTGCGGTCAAAGAATAAAATATGACAGATCGTGAAGAAATCCAATCTCTTAAAAGAGAAGTGGCTGAATTGAAAAGAGATTTAAGTAAACTGCAGAATGCTATAACTGGACTTCCAGAAATAGGTGACAAAGTTCAAAAACGATTATGGTGGTAATGAACACTCCAAACTGGCAACACCACTCCAAGAAGGAGAGGAAACGAAAACTTAAACCGCAAGCTCTACGTGCTGCTAAAGAAAG